AGCCATACACTGCGGTAGCCACTATATCTTTCGACATTCGTCCCGGGAAAAGAATATCTAAAGTCGATACTATATGCGAGTGTAAGGCTATAGCAGAACTACTGTCTACTATAAATTTGGGCCAGTTAATATGGATACCATGTTTAATTTGCTTCCCAACTTCCTTTGGTTCGGCTATAGAAATTAACGCATTTTTACCCCCAAAAAATGCGACACGATCACAAATAGCCCTAGAAACTTCTTTTAAATGTTCAAATGTTAAATGTTCATCACTTTTATAGTCTAAATCTACGAAAAAATTATACGTATCCGTCTTTTGTTCGACGACGTATATCTTTTCACCACTTTGCACAGATTTGATGTACATGTCATAAAATTCATTCAATTTATCAAACGGGACGGATAGTATTCCACCATCCATGAGCACGTGTGATAGATTGGATCCATTGCAAAATCCTTGTCGTCTACACCACGACTTAAACATACTTACGTTATATTGTACTTAATTTTTTAATCTTCTTCTTCGTGCCAAATCGATCGACGATACGAAACATCTATAAATTCTTCATCTTCGGTTACGAGTTGTTTCTTTAAAACTAAAAGTTCGTATACAGTTTTAGTTTTAATTTCTTCAATATATTTCTCAGCTTTATCTTCCATATACGATTTATGATCTATGAGTATATCTTTGATTTGCTTGAGAATGTAGTTCTTAGACTTCATTATTTAATAGCAAATGATTTTCTATTGAGAGAAGACACGCACGTGTAGAACTCTGGATTACGTACGACGTTTTTGACTATCCTATCCCATCTACGTCTCCCATTGAATTCTTGTAAAGTGTCGAAACTCATGAAATCATTTTCATCGTATGTACGTTTCATATTAATCTTTTTTGTATGCATCTTATGCTTTTCTTCGTTAAAACGTCGTATTAATTCTTGTTGATCGGTCCTGGAATAATTTACAAAAAATATGAATACGTTATATTCTAAATCTACAGTTGGACTTTCTTTAACCGTAAATGAATAGTGTGTATAATCACACTTTTTTAAAGATACGACTCCTCTTGTTTCTTCTTCTAGTTCCCGTAAAGCTGTACGTAACGGGTTAAATATTTCTCTTCGTCTACACCCTCCGGTGACGAATATCCACTCTTTAAATCTTTTATCTCTCACTGTTAGGAATCTCGCAGTGCCATCATGAAATGACACTGGTATGGCGATGGCTTTATGTTTCTTCATTGCTCATAGCACTCTATAATCCCCTGATAAGTTTATTCGCTCGATTCCTCAACAGGGATTTTCACGGGTTCCTCCTTACCGACGGGAGACGGCTTCTCTACGGGAGCCTTGACGAGTTGGATACGGGAGGGGCGCTCCACGATGACGGGACGCTGCTTCTCGTTGACGGTGTTCTTAAACTCTTCCATATCTTGCCTATTCTTTTTGAATTCATTGTAGATGTAGAGGGTCGCAACTAAACATAATACTGCGGCGACGATGGTTGCGGTTTCACGATCAAAAGCAAACATTATGGTATTTTAAGTATTCTTTTTTTTAAGCACTAACAATCGCGCCCATAGCTACTTTATCGTTCCTGGGGCACTCATATCCATGCTGAGCGAATTGAACTTCATTATAGTGTCCGTCTTTACACGGAGCGTTCTGTGTGGGAATATATTGATTAAGAGTTCCAGATTTAGGATCGTAGGTGATCATAAAAACGAAAGCCAATAAAAACAAAAAGACTAACATTTACTATTAATTAGGATTTAATTACTATATAACAAGCCTGCCATACCATTTTCTATGCGTAAAATGTTATAGTTAACCGCATATATGGGCGTTCCAAAAGTTCCAGCGTCGGTGAGAAGACGAGCACTGTCTACACGACTGAAATTTAAACTTCCCGTGGGCTGGAGCTTGGCGGTATCTAAGCAGAAGGGATAGAGGAAATGGTGATCGATTTGACTATCGAGATTGTAGAAAGGGGTGTGGTAATAGAGAGAGGTTGTCGAGTAATTCGAAGCATGCTTCGCGTCTCCAACATCGGTACCATTGATCTGAAGCTTGACATTACCATTCTTGAAATCGAGACCACCATCACTGTCGTGAGATGCCAAAAACTTAACGGGGTGATTAAAGGAAAGTTCCTGGGTGGCAGTGCCAGAAGCAACCATCTTTTGAGTTTGGGTTATGAGCATGTTCTGGGGTGTGTTCGCGAGAGTGGTACGCTCATCGGTGTCGAGGTAAATGAATTGAGCATGAACCTCATAATCGGTAGCTGCGGTGGTTGCCCACCTAATACGAATCTCTACATCGTGATATTGTAAAGCAACTAAAGGAAGAGCGGACTGAGCATTTTCACAGAAAGTGAAATGGAGAGGGTAAAATCCCGACGCGTTCGCACTCGCAGCGGCAAGAGACTTGGAATACGTCTGCGCGAGCATCGCAGGGGCGATGTCTTGAGAGAACTCAGAGGTCTGAGTGTCGATAACCTGACCTCCCACGATTAACTCTACCTTCTCAATTTCACCCCGCCACCCACTTGGAGATACATTACGTTTGACACGGTTAGTTATGTAAACGTAGCCGAGAAGATCTCCCTTACGTTCGAAACGAACGGAGGACATACCACCATTGGTGGGGTTGCCCTGGATAACCTGCTTCTCAACAGTTTGGGCGAAGTTTGTATGACGTTTATAGTTAGACCTAAAAAATGACACCTCGGGTTTCCCTACGATATGGGCATCTTGGGCACCAATGGCGACGAGTTGGGCAATTCCACCTGACATTTTATATTATACTGAGTTTTTATTTTTAAGCTCAAAACAATGGGACCTGTGGATGAATAGACTCTGTGAGTAGAAGTGATAGAATTCCGATCATCGCGAGTCGACCGTTGACGAGCTCGGTCTCAGGCTTCCAAGGTCCCTGGACGTATCCCTCATCCTCCGGGTTAGCGGCGGTGCCGAGGAAAACCAAGGATGCGACAGCGATGGAGAGTCCGATGTTATCGTGGAACTGTGCGCTGATAGGGTTACCAGTCATGATCTCATCGACCACCGCGGAAGTGAAACCAATCATGGCCGCGCGACCGTTAACGCGCTCCGCGACCGCTAGAAAATCGTTGGGGCGGTCGATCTTTGCGAAACGAGAACCCTCCTTGCTCGCCCGTACTACGGTGCGAACAGTGCGAGACTTAACCCTGAACTTAGATTGAATGGGAGTGGTAATGGCGGGCCTGAGAGTGGCGATGCAAGACATTTTGTACTTTACGAAAGCGCTTTTTCTTTAAATCACTAGATTTTCGAGATCCCCGACACGTTTGACGAGGGATGCGACTAATAGTTCCATCGTCGCGACTTTATTCTTTTCGGATTGGAGTTCTTCTTTTGTGGTTTGGAGTTCTTCTTTTGTGGTTTGGAGGTCGGTCCTAGTGGTTTGGAGAGCTTCTGCGTTATGATCTACAAAGGGTATATCTTCAAATTCGGGTTCAGGATTCTTTTCGTGCTGATACTCCATGATAATTTCTCGCTTTGTTTTGGTTTCGTCTATGCTACCAGATGCCATGAGCTCTTCTAAAATGCGTTTTACTTCAATATCGGATCTGTCGCATAATAGATCTTTCATGTGTGTCTCCAGATTAGGAAAACACTCTGTGGATGTAGCATCCAGAGTTATAGCGAATTTAGATGTTCCGTCTGGGTTTTCTACATACGTAGACACCGGCTTGCAGGTTTCATCGGGTTTATACCCTAAAACTATTTCTTCGCGACTCTTGTTACACATTTTATCCTCTTCCACACACTTAGTTCGATACGAAGAACACCTATGTTCACATTCCGCTTCTGACATTCCGTGAATATACATATAAATCCACTCCTCTATCTCTTCACAAATCATTTTAATGGTTTTTGTGCATACATCGTCCATACGTATTTCGAGGACGCTAGTACCCGTTTCGCTTTTCGTGTGCACACACTCACAACTCATATATCAAAGACTCATATAATTTATGCGACTAAAAATCCGGAAAAACAACTGTTCGCGTTAGCGTGAACAGCGCGATTTATGTACACCCTAACGTGATCTCCTACATTTAAAGGAATTAAACAACTGAGACCTCCCGTAGCCGAGTAATTAGCTATAGGTTGGACGTGATAATTTCTCATAAAACCACCGTTATTTTTTCGTATCTCGTATTGCATACTACCAGTGGTAGTACTTTCCGAAAACGCACACCATGATACGTAATATACTCCCGCAACTTGGGCGACGGCATATCCACCCCCGGCTGATCCGCCTATTCTTGTCTGGGTGACCAAATTATGGCTGTAAGTGAGATAACCACTAGTTGTCCAATTACCATTACCACCGCCATACCAACACCACCTCGGTTGACTCGTGGCTATCATAACCCCGTGAACAGTCACGAGACCTTCACGGCTACCGGCTATCTCCTTAGCTTCTACACTCATAACTCGTTTGTTACCGTATGTCGACGCGGTGGTCGAGGTATCCCAACACCAAAAATCAATGGCGTTATCGTACCCTGCGGAATTGTGTCTCGTTCGAATGGAGTGTGCATAATCCAGTCCGTTAGCGTATCCAAATAATATCTGTATAGAATCTGACGACGCGTTAGTATCTCCAGACCTCACGGCAAGTGACCTACCCGATGCATATGACCCACCGACATCGAGTTTAAATTCCGAAGTGGTCGGGATACCGACGTTGCCGGTGCTCCCTTCAATCGTAAGATAGTTAGTTCCATTATACATTGAAGTAAAGTTTATGTTCGCCCGACTATCAGACGTAGCAGCTGTTCCAGATTGAAAATATACTTGACCTCCAGTTGTTAAGGTACGAAGAATAGCGGGTGTAGTGGTATTAGTCACCGTTAATACGGTTTCACTCGTACCTGTGATAATACCACCAGTCCCACGGATAGTACCCGCAACATCTAGGGCGACACCCGGACTCGTCGTCCCGATACCCACATTCCCCGTAGACCTATAAATATTTGATCCACTTAACGTGAAATAATTGGTTCCGTCAGCCCCGTCAGCCCCGTTGGCCCCGTCAGCCCCGTCAGCCCCGTTGGCCCCGTCAGCCCCGTTGGCCCCGTCAGCCCCGTCAGCCCCATCGTTACCTGGATTTCCTTGAATTCCCTGCTCACCCCTCGGAATTACAAAATCAAAAACGGCAGCGGAAGTCGTACCAGAATTAGTCACGGATGCAGACGTTCCCGCAGCTCCAGTTGTCGTCGTTCCGACGGCTATTGTTGCCGCGGCTCCATCCGCACCCGCTGGTACATTCTCTAATAAAGAGCCATCACCTTCAAATGATCCTGCTTTCACACGTCCAGCTGTTGCGTTTATTTCAATTTGCGATCCTACACGTAAATCCGTGTTTACGTAGGCGTTACTGTTTACGTGTAAACCTGCGTCAGGGTTTGTGGTGATGAGTCCTACACGGTTATTATTGGTATCGACAAACAGATGGGAAGAGCCTACCAGTAGGTTACTGGTAATATCAACCTTTCCTGTGAGGACGTGGTGATTCGTATCGGTCATCTATAATTAGCAAACATCTTTTACATCCGGGTCACGTATGTAAAAGGTGTGGGTCTCCTCCGGCCGGGTTTGAACCGACGACCTACAGGTTAACAGCCTGTC